AGATGATCGAATCCTACAAAAGATGATCGCGGAAATAGTGTTTGTATGCCTGTCATTTTGGTGTTCTCCTCTTCCAAGCAAGAATGTTCTGGGACCAGATTGTTCTGCATCCCGCCGTATTTGGACAATTCCTACGAATTGCCTCTATAGTATATATAGTACTTTATTTAAAAAAGTAAATAGGCTATATCAAAAAAATATTATTTTCGGCCAATATTATACTTTGGACAAAGCTCCCACTGATCTTTATCCTTAAAAGATATAATTTTAATCTGTCTTAAGGGAGCAACTGGTTTAGCTTTTTCAGAATTGTCGATGGTGATTAAACCCCAATCAGAAATTAATGTTGCAATAGTATTTCGTCTAGCAACATCACTTTCTTCTAATGTGGATTTTTTACCATCAAGTAAAAACAATTCCTTAAAATGTACAATAAAATAACGACCTTGCTTATGTAAAATATGGCAAGATTGAAATAGTTTTTTTTCTTTTCGGGATGCCACGCCAATGCGTGTAAGAGTTTCTCTAACTTTTAGAAAATCATCTGGATCGTTAAGAGTAATCTCCAACATTGAATCAGGAGACCAGTCTACTAAAGTAGCTTCTTCATTCATTTTTTCAACTCACTTCTAATATATTCTATTCACGATAATGTACTCATGATAGCTATATTTATACTAATTAAATTTTTAGCGGGTTTTACCACCTTTACTAATTGCTGAATGAATTTTATCAAGGTGCTCTTTATTAATAAGTGAGAGTACTTGGTAAGCTTTTTCTTTTGAATATCCATAGTATTCTTTAATAGCATCAATGTCTTTTGACTTATCTTCCTTTGTCCATTTAGAAAATCGTTTACGCTGTCTGACGATTTGTCGATAAAAATCATATTGAAGTCTATTGTCCAGATGAGCATTTAAATTCATTTCATTTGCCATCAAGACGGTATCATTAAAATATGATAGAGTTCTATTAATTACAAAGGCTGCATAGTCTTTTTCATCAAGATCATCAGACATAATGTCTTTCTTTGATGTGTTTATACTGTTTAGATAATCAAAGGGACTCATAGTGATTGAGCCACGGTTTGAATTCTCATAACATCAACCGCAATATCGTGCTTTGGATCATGATGAATAAATTTATCCCCGACCGTGGGCGGCATGAACTTGTTATTTAGATCTGTACCCCATGCCATACCATCAATAAGCGACCGTGTATCACGGACTATCCACCATGGATATGGTGTAATATTATCAGTATCTTTCATAATATAATCAAAGAAAACAGGATCAAAAGTATTACCACGTGTGTATAGCTTTTTAAGATTGCTAGGTTGATGCTCAACAAAAAAATCATATAGCTCAACAATTGACACATCATCTTCAGACGGTTTAAGTTGCAACTGTGCTTCTTTAGGCTGATTCTTCCACCACTCAATAGTATCCTTTTGAACAGATCTACCATATTCTTTGACTTGTTCATCAACATTAAATTTAATCATGTGACAATTCTTTAACAGTTCTTCATACTCATATGGCTTAGTAATAAATCGTGATTCGTCAAATGATAACATAGCAAAAGAAATTACTACACCATTTACCGCATCTTGAGATAACGTTTCAAAGTCATATACTACAGCATTATCCATTATTGGAACTCCACGTTAGCCATTAGCTCTGTCATACAAGCAACCACATTCAGTTCTTGATCAGCGACAAAAGCTTGTTTATATTGATAGTCCGCAAGAATAAGAACAACCTGCGGAACAGAATTTGGTTTCATATGATTATACATGCGATCATAAATTCCACGAAAAATAGCAGAAGCATCGGTGTCAATATTATTAACAACCCAGCTTCTCATTTTCTTAAAATCTTTTTCTTTAATACATTTCAAGAGTAAGTCAATTTCAGTGATAGAAGAACTAGAAGAACCACTACTACTAAAACTACCACCCACTGATCGTCTTTGAAGTTCATTTAAGACTCTCCTCCAATCTGGAGCATGTTTCATAATTATATTAACAAGATCTTTTGCATCATATGTAATATTTTCTTGTTCAAGAATATTACGAGTATGCCTAAAAAAATCTTTAGCCAATTCGCTTAGATCTTTCTTTGAAGTATTAAATTCATATACACCACATCGAGAATGAAGTGGTTCAATAATACGATTTTTAAAATTACAGGTTAAGATAAACCGACAATTGTTAGAAAACTCTTCAATAAAAGCCCTTAAAGCCGGTTGAGTTGATTGAGCGTTTAAGTAATCAGCTTCATCAAGGATGACTACTTTGTAGCCACCCTGTAAAGATAATGATGAAGCAAATTGTTTTATTTTACCACGAAGGGTATCAATGTTACCTTCTTCAGAACCATTCACTAAAATGTAATCTAAGTCAAGAGAATTACATAATGCTTTTGCAACAGTAGTTTTGCCTAGGCCGGCAGACCCCGTAAATAACATATTTGGGAGTTCACCGGTCTTGACAATTTCTAAAAATGTTGATTTTAATTCAGAAGGTAGGATAGTTTGTTCAATCGTTTGTGGGCGATATTTTTCAACCCACAGAAATTCATTATCAAGATTCATTATATAGTCTATCCTTATAGGTGTTTACTCTTCTTCTTCAGCTTCTTCTTGTTTAAATGATTCAACTACTTGTACTGCTTGAGCACATTGATCACGTAGTTGTCCAATTGTGGAAAGCTCTTCACCTCTAAAACCACCGCGCTGAGTAATAGTATCAATAATAGCAATAGAAGATCGAGAGATCTGATTCATTAGATCATAAGATTTTTTGTGGTCGGCCATAGTTTATTGTTCTCCATAAGTTGATGTTTTTTCAAGTGCAATCCAATAATTTATTGAATTAGCTGAGTTAGTAAATTTAGAGATTAGTTTTGAAGAAATTTCGACATCATAATCTCCAGCTAAAATTTTAATATTAGATATATTAAATACAAGTTTATATATACTCTCGTTAGATTCAACTGGTACAGAAATAGAATAAGTATTTGCTGTTTTATTTTCTACACTAGTTACAGTTAAACTTGCTAGACCATCACCATCCGGCTCAATAACCAGTTCATTATGACCAAGTGCAGCTGCAGCTCGTTTAATTCTACCTAGTGTAGTATTATCAAGTGTGAAGCTAATATCATGAGCTGGCATTTTGACGTCTTTGGTAACAGTAGTAAGCATATCGACATCAGCATATCTATATTTAATTTTAGATCTACCGCTTGAATCTGCAATCGATACATATTCTTCATGAAATTCTAATTGAGGTGAATCAACTAAGTTAAGTACGCCAAGGAATTCACTTAAGTCGTAAATACCAAAGCCTTTTGGAAAGTTTTCTACAACTTCAGCTTTTGCTAAGAGATTTTTAGCTTCTGCAATTGTCTGTAAAGTATAACCTTCGTTGATAACAATATTCGAATTAATTGCTGAAAAATTCTTAAGAATTTGTAGAGTATTTTCAGTTAGTTCCATCATATATTCTCCATTTTAATATTAGACTATTATATCATATTTTAGCAATAGTGTAAACAGTTTATTTGACTTTACTAAAATTTTTATCTTTGTAAAATTCAAGTTTTTCTTTAAACTTGCCGTCAAGAATTTCTCCTTTATGTGATATTACAAAAACATTAGTATCATCATCAAGTGTATGAAGTATTTTCATTAGATTGTCTACACCATCATGATCAAGAGAGCTATCAAATGTTTCATCAAGTATCAAAAGATTTGTTGCAACTGAGTTTTTCATCTTAGCGATTTGTCGCCAAGTAAAGAGAAGTGCTAAATCAATGCGTTGTTTTTCTCCTTCTGAAAATGAATCATATGAGAAGGCATCTCTATGCCGAGATCGGATTGTTTCTTGAAAACTTTCATCTAAATTAAAATGAACAAAGAAGTCTAGAACCTGAAGATACTGATTAACTAGCTTGTTAATAACAGGAATATATTGTTTGATAACTTTTGTTTTAATTCCGGTATCTTTAAGCATTTCACTCATAACACTATTGTAAGAATGTTGCTCATTTAATTCAAATCTTGATTCCATATATCCTTCCATTTTAGTTCGCATTTCAAGTAGATCAGAATTAGCAGTAGAAAGATCACCTTCTCTTGATGTCAGTCTAGAAATATCATTATTATATTCACTAATTTGGTTTTGGTATATTTCTATGTTTTGATTATTAGAATGTAATATTGATTGTTTTTCTCTTATTTCTTCGTGTACCTTTGTCCATTTATCTAAATTTTCTGTTATCTCTTCGGCATGTACCTGTAATTGATCCATCTTCTTTTTAATATCAACCGCTTCGGCTTTGAGGCTATCAATTTTCCCCTGCTTAAAATTCGGTTCAATCGCCTGCGTACAGGTAGGACAGTTGTCATTCTCTTTATAGAATTTTGAATTGATAACGATGTTCTTAATGGAAGATGATGCTGTAGCCTTATCTGACAAAATGATCTGTTTTTTATCGTTTGCTGTTTTGAGAGCTGTGGAACATTTTTCGGCATACTCTTGAATAAAAGATGAAAGTGAGGCATTAGATAATTGTAGGTCTTTGATGATCTCTTGTACTTCTTTAATTTTTTCTTCTTTATCATTGATCTCATCCGTATTAATTTGAGTTATATCTCTAATATATTTTTTTTGAGATTCTATTTTATTTTTTACAATGTCCAATTTATAATTTAATTCTTTAAGATTTTCTTTTAATATAGCATTTTTTTCTTTAATAAGAATATTCATTTTTGAAAATATATTAATATCGAGTAAATCTTCAATCACATCTCTTCGATGTTGAGCTGGCAACTGCATGAATGGAATAAATGAACTACTACCAAGAACAACAATTTGATGAAATGATTTATGATTTAACTTAAGAAGATTTTGTTCAAGTATTTTTTGATATTCTTTAGCATGCGATGATTGATTTAATAATTGATCATTACGCCAAATTTCAAATATTCCAGGTTTAATTCCTCGTACAACTTTATATTCGTATTTACCAATTGTAAAGTTAACTTCAACAATACAATCTTTATTATTAATAGAGTTTACCAATTGAGGTTTATTAATATTACGATGAGGTTTTCCAAACAACGCAAAAGATAAAGCATCTAGCATAGTTGATTTACCAGACCCATTATGGCCAACAATTAATGTTGAAGATATTTTATTTAAGTTTATTTCTGTCCACTTATTACCAGTTGATAAAAAGTTTTTCCATCTAAGATTTTTAAATACTATCATACTACTTCAAGCGCCTGTGCTTCTGTTAAAAGTTTTCTCATATCAATCTTAATTCTGTCTTTATCTAATTCCGTGTCAACCGATTCAACATAACTATCTAACAATGTTGAAGTATCTTCAAGTGATATACCTTCATCTTCAACATTTTCTCCAATAAACTCTTCAAAGTTTTCAGCAATTTTTAGTTCATGTATCTTCTTATTCTGTATTCTATCAACAAATTTATCAAATGTAAATAGGTCTTGTTTATTTTTTACAACTATTTTTACAAATTTATAATTTAAATGATCTAGTTTCATATCTAAATAATTATAATTTGAATCATCATATATAATTCGCTCATACAAAGTATGAGGATTACGAATGGCTTCAATGTTTCGAGTTTCAGTATCTATAACATGAAAGTACTTGTTATCATGAGCATCATTCCAAAAGAATTCCATTTGTGATCCAAGATACATTACGTTGTCTCGTTGTGATTTTGTATGAAAATGACCAGACAATACTTTTTCAAATCTATTAAAAATATTATGATCCATACCATGTTGGTTAACAATACCAGCCATCAGATTAAAACCAGATAATTCTAAATGACCACCTAGCCAATCAGCTTTACAGTTTTTAATAAAGTTCATAGACTCATCATGATTTTCTGGAGTAATCCATGGCAACATTGCAAATTTAAATGAATCATATTCCATTACTGTTGGCTTCATTACAATATGAATTTCATTCATAAAGTGACCAAGTAGTTCTTTAAGAGAATTCAGATCATTTGTATTTTTATAATAAGTATCATGATTGCCTGGCATAATGTCCATAGCAATACCAAGATCTCTTAATCGATTAAGAAAATGTTTTCTATTTGAATTAAGAGCTTTAAAATTAACAAACTTACGATGATCATAATAATCACCAAGGTGAATTATTTGTTTAATATTATGTTCTTTACAATATGGAAAAAATATTTTGTCATAAAAAGTATTTGCATTATCTAAGAATATGTCTGAGCTATTTCTAATACCACAATGAGTATCATTCAGTACGGCTATTTTCATGCTTTTACGTCCCAATCTGCTTTTTCTTCAAGAGTCCATTGTACTGCTTGATAATAATCTTTGTCTTCGTCATTCATATGTGCAGCAAATAAACTAACTTTAGCCATTTGATTTAGTAGGTCGGTTTTACCTTCTATTAAGTGATCTTGTCCAGGTGACTCCATAATAGCTTGAATAGCATCCATATGAAGCTTAATTCTTTCTTGTATTTTACTCACTCTAAAAAATCCTGTAAGTCTGAGTCAACTGTACGAGCTCTTTTCTTTGGTGGTTTATTCGCTTTAGCAAAAGTTTTAAGCTCAGTATCATATTCTTTTACTTTACTAATTCTATCTTTTAAAGTATCAACAAAATGTGTAGCTACCTGAGTCGATTCTTCACTACCAGAAGAAGTAATAAANGCTTCAACTCCAGATTGTAACATATATTTTTCTTTGATCTCTTGTTGCTTTTTTTCTTTTGTAATTCTACGAAGAAACGCAAACCAAATAATTTGAGTAAAATAAGCAAACGCGTTTGGTTTGCCTGATCGAGTTTTAGCATCAATATTATAGTTTTCAACAGCCTTTAGACAATTTTCAACTGCATCCATAACCATTTCTTCACGATAAGTATATCGTATAAAATTAGACTTATGTGAAAGATTTTCAGCAATTTTTAAAAAAGATATAGCAATATCATCAGGAACAATTGGTAAAACATCGTTATTTTCTTTAGCTTCAGAAACAGTTTTTACATAGTTGACTACTGATAATGAGAATTCAGCATTATTTACATAATGTACATTTTTAGTTTTTTTAGGCATAATGTTTATATCTCCACATAATATATTAATAATTATAAACTATTTTTTGTTGTTTGTAAATAAATTTATTTTTAAAATATTGAAAATAACTGTTTACATACCGCAAAAAATGTGGTATAATAAAGAGTATTCTTTAAAGGGAAGGTAGTATCTAATGAAGCTTATTCTTCGAAGTGTTATTAAATGATAAGGTTACTACATTTTTATTCTGATGATCGGATTCTTCGAATAAATCTAATTGAACTAAATCTTTTTCTCTAATTTCTTCATTTGCCATATCTACTATTCTAGATAGAGCTAATTCATATTGTTTAAGTAATTCAGTATGCGGATTAGACAATGCCATACAATGATACGCATTAATAGTAATCACTTCATCTTTATGTTCAACATATGTCATCCAAGGTTTAAGAACATATAAAGTTGTAGTGTATTGTTCTGTATCATTGCTCTGAGCTCTAAACTTATCAATTAATAAACAGTATCTTACAACTAAATCATCTTCAAGTTCTTCTAAAATTTCACAAATAATTTCGTCGCCATTTACCATTTTGATTTGTTTAACGTTATCTACAATCATTACTCTAAACCTTTATTTTATATATTTTGAAATTAAATTGCTCTCTTTTATATATTTTGATTCTTTCTTCGGAATGTAACAGCGTATAATTTTTCTTTGATTTATGTTGTATATCATCTGATATATCATATAGTTTAGTAGTTACTCCATTGTCGCTTTTTCTGAGTCCTCGTCCAATGCTTTGGAGGACTTTGATTTGTGATTTTGATGGGCTCGCAAAAATGATATTATGAAGATTACGTATGTTAATCCCTGTACTAAAAGTCCCGAGACTAGCCACGATAATCGCATCTTTTTGTTTCTCCGTTATTTTTCTTATAGCTTCTCTATCAGTAGCTTCAGTTGCACCACTAACAAAGAATACCTTTCTATTTATATCAGCTTTAGATTGTATTAATTCATATAAAATTTTACCATGTTTTTCCACAAATTGAAATAATACTAATGAATTACCTTTTTGATCAAGAGCAAGATTTCTTATAAAATGATTTCGTTTTTCATTTCCAATTATAAAGTTTATTTCTTGTTGGTAAGTACTTCCACTAATTAATTGTCTAA